TAGCGCGGTCTCGGGCCCCTTGGGGTTTTACTTTTAAAACCGGGGGGTTACCCCTCGAAGCCTCTTCGAAACTAGGGTAAACCCTAACATCTTTTTTGTCCCACAGAAACAAATTTCCTTAGGGTCAATTCTGTGTCGCTGAGTGCCCATGGGGTGTTGTTCCACCCAATTCTTTCACGTAACAAAGACGGTTCATATCTGGTTAAAGCTTGGCTTACACCCGGACATGATGAAGTGTTCTTTGATACGTTCAAGGCAAAAGGTTTCGACATCTCTATCCCTGGCACACCCGGAGCACACAAGGACTCAATCCATATTCAGACGGTCATTCGTTCTGAAAAGGAATCCGCATCTGACGTCTGCATTCGATTCAACATCCGACCGAGAACAGATACGGACAAGGTCCTCCTCGTTCTCAAAGGTGGATGGCTGGATCAGCTGAACGCTACCAGACGGCTGCCAAACCCCGGCGTCACTTTCCTGTAGCGTTACCGAAGCCGCCGTCCTCACGAGCGGTCTTTCTGCTGTGGCACTCGTGGCACAACGCCTGAAGGTTATCCCAGTCCCAAAACTTTTCCATATCGCCTTTATGAGGAACGATATGGTCAACGTCTGTGGCGGGAACATAGAGCCCACGCTTCAGGCACTCAACACAAAGCGGATTCTCTCGAAGGAAAGCCTCTCGGCGTTTCTTCCATGCGTATCCGTATCCGCGTGAGGAAGCTGAGCCAACACGCTTACGCCGTCGTTCTTCACATTCGGCCTTACGTGTCTGGTCGAGTGCCTCTCCTCTCTCACGATGTCGCGAACAATAACGGTCATCTTTCGAGACCAGTGTCCGGCAACCCGGATAAGCGCATTGATGGAGAAGAGGCATATAAAGAAAAATCCCCGGATCTTTTCAGAACCGAGGATTAAGCATCTTGTTTCTTTATGAGTGGGAGACCACCCATGACTGAAGCGCAATTCATTTCTTTGGGGTGCAGAAACCCCGGCTATTCGCCAGGGGTTTTCACGCGAATACACGCGGCGCGTCAAATTGAATTACGCATTCATTATACCCCCATGAGGTATCACACGCAAACTATTACGATCTAAACCCTTCATGAGATTGAAGATAATCCTCCACCTGCTTCTCTGCTTTATTAATCAGACGTTCATAATCCCGTCTTGGAATTCTGAGTCTTGAACAAATATGCCTGAATGGAAGACGCTTTACCCACTTCAGTCTCAGCATATCTTTCTGGTAAAGAAGACAGGATTGAGCAATCGCCTGGTCAACCTTGAACGCGTCTGCCGGATCCGTCATGCGTGGTCTCTGCGGAGCGTCCGTCAGAATGTCAGGGTTGTTCTCTCGGTAGAGCTGATATAGCGGTGAGGTCTGCGCCGAGAAGAATCTCTCCCCTCTTCCCCACCTTCCCCAGTTATCCAGTCTCAGTTGAATCGCTGATATCGTCACAGTTTGTCGTACCTCCAGCGTCTGATGATGCTCATTGAGTAAGTGGGCTTATCAATCCTTTTTCCCTGAACCACAACCCGTCCGTAAGACTGAACAGCCAGACGATCAATCCGCTCACCATAGAATCGGAATCCGGACCGGAGCTCGAACATGCACCGGACTCCCAGAAGCGGCATAGTGTGGAATCCGCGGATCTCATGCCATTCGTAATCCTTCACGCTTCATTCTCCCCGGTCAGTAGGATCGGCTTCCACCACAACACGAACTCCCTCATACGTGGTGCTGAACTCTTTCCTGACGGTAAGGATCGACACCTTGCTGTCATCCTCCCAAGCCAGCCGATTAAGACTGTCCAGAATGATTTTGGCGACGTTGTCACAGTCTGGCTTGCTGGGGGATATCTCTCCTCGAAGCGCCGCGGCTTTCTTTGCTTTCGTCCAGCTTGAAGGGATCTTAAAGAACACGCCGATATCAACCCGAAAGTTCTGAGCGGTTTCTCCTGAGTATCTCGTTGACCGAATAGCTTTCCGGGCTTTCGCGGTCACCAGTGCCCGATAGATCTGATCCTCTCGCAAAGTGTATGCATGGCCCTGACGGGTAAAGCGTGGACGCGCTGCTCCTCTCGGTTTCCCGGGAACGTGGAAGCTAAAGCTGTAAACCATGAATCTCTCCTTTTTCTTTTTCAGTACTGGTAAAGCAATGGCGCGTGTCCGTTTTCTTTCTCAGAACGTTCTTTCCGGATCCTCGTGAACTCAGCGGTAAGCCTTGAGTGCCCAATGATGAGAGAAGCCCTGAGATCGGCGTATGTGTGGTGCTTAAGCATGGCTTCAAGCCTTGCCCAGATGTAATCGGGTACCCGTGAGTAATCGCAGTAGCGTGACCCGCCAAGGAGCCTGAGTCGGTAGAAGAAGTCCCCGATTTCCTGAAGCGTCTTCGCTTTTGGCGCAGCTATCTCAACCCACGGCCTGCCGGCCCCAGAGAATCGGAGTTCCTTTCTCGCTTTGAGTGCCAGTTCAAAACCGTCCTTAGGGATCCCGACATACTGCGTGATGGTGTGCTGTGGATAGCTTTTCAGCAGCACTTCAAGCCCTGACCACGCTTCTTCCGGAATCCCGAATTGAAGCATGCGATAGCCGGCAGAACGGGATCTGGCGAAGA